TTATTTTGTACGTTCCCAAATATACACAGCCTTGTATGGCGGCATATTGTTGTGTGCATTTCCGCTGCCATTGGCGGATGTAATACCACTATTTCCACCTGTGGTGCTTTGGTTTGTGACTACCTTGTGATTATGATTTCCGGCTATATGCATTATATCCATTATGTCCGCAAGGCATAGATTAGCTGCACTACCACCACTAACACTGATGATACCTCTCGTACCATTTCCAGAATTAAATGTATAGTAATCTTTAGAATTGTGAACATGGCTACCTGCGGCACTCGTTGAACCACTCAACTCAGGAATGCTATGAGTATGTCCATTTAATCCATGTGTATGCGATGGCATTTCAGCCGTTGTTAAAGTGTGCGCGGCTTCACCTCCGATAGAATTGACAGCATAGGAAGATGAAGTGCCAAGCAGAAATCTCCCCTCGACCTTAGACCAGGATGTACCGCCATAAATGGCGATTACCTTGGCTTCGGTATCAAGAGTAGTAGATTGGACTATCATGCCAACATGGGATCTGACTAATTCCATCTTTAAGTTTAGTAATGAAAAAGAGAGGACCGAAGCCCTCTCCTGTATCTTACACAAAACACAAATACACTCCATCAATAGGTTTGCCATAGGTTCCGGCATAACCATCTTGTTTCTTTCCATCTGGGGAAATTCCTGTTTCATTGTCGTACTGCCACGAGTAAAAGTTGCTGTTCTTATCAACTGATACGCTGTACTTTGCTTTTTTATAGCCTCCGATTGCTCTATGTAATGCATCTGGTGTAACGTAATACATCATCACTGCATCAATTTCGTTCACTAGATCTCCGGCAAAGCCATTTTTTCTATCATTGACATCATAACCAGTAACCACTGAGTACCAGCCTTTACCTCTGACATGTGCCTGCACACGTATCTGACCTTGTGATGCTTTTGCCATAATACCTACAATAATTTTCTTTTCATTAAGCCCTGCATAATCCTCCAGGTTCTTAACTTCCGGAAGCCATGAGACCTTTCCTGTTGCTTTGTCCTTTACAGCAACACGATAAAAAGCATCTACTGATGTATTTGTTGCTGGTAAGACCTCTGGCTGCTGCACCGGTGCAACTGATGGCAATTCAAAATAGCATTCGTTCACATCTACTGATCCTGCTACTCCCGGAACAGTTCCACGGCTAGAATACTGCCACATATCTACCTTTTCAAGCGCCGGCTGATCGTGTGCCGTTCCATCGTTTACTCCGTACTTAGCCGCCCAAATCAAATTGCCTTTTATCATCTCATAATGAAGCCTTGTCTTAAACCAACTTTCAGACGCATAAACACCTGCCTGCAATCCATGTGAACGTACCTGTTTACAGAAAGTTCTTACAACTGCTGTTCTCTGATCCTGTGATAATCCATCTGCACGTACTTCCCTTGCAGTACCATCACCATCCTCTGAATCAATAAAAATAGGAAGGGTTGCTCCATATGCTGTTGCCATGCTTACCGCATAATCAGCTTCCTCTCTCGCTTCATCTTCTGTTATAGCCTGTGACATGAAATACACACCAAACGGAACTCCTGCAGCCTTACACTGTTCTGCATACATTCTAAACTTGTTATCTTCTGAAATCACACCAACCACATATCCTCTGTAGCCACATCTGATAATAACACCTGATACATTCTGCGCCACAGCGCTCCAATCTGTCACAGTGTTGTATTTTGATAAATCAATCACTCTCATTCTTTTTTCCTCCTTCTGCTTTTGTCTCTAAAATATCAATTGCTTTTATGATTACCGGTGGCATAGGGACACCCATTAGTCCTGCGTTTTCAACTATTGAAATCGTCTCGTTCGCGATAAACGCTATAATCACCGCGTCTCGTATGTAGTTTGTCCCAATCACTAGATCCAACCTATAAGCCACCAGCACCAGTGCAAGTGTTGCACATTTTCGACACAAGCCCTTCCAACCTGCCTTGCTCTCCAAGGCTCCGGTCTTTGTCTTGGTTGACTGTTTGAAAACTCCAGCAACGATTAACCCGGTGATATAGTCGATTGCCATAAAAATGATAAGTGTCTTGATTCCAGCATCCAAACCTCCAAAGGCTGTGCTGATTGCTGCGCCCACGATTCCCGCGGCTGTACATATAATTCCTTTCATAAGTACTTCTCTCCTTTTCTATTTTTTATCTATTCGATCAAACCTATTTTTCAAGGCATTATGTTTTTTATTTGCTTTTCCTCCTTTTTTATTCACTAAACTTAAAGATGGAATCCGCTATTACAACCAATAATATTGCAACCTGGTTGACATCTCATATCATGGCAAAAACTGTGCAGATTACTACCTCTGTGAATCCGTACTCTTTCAAGGAAGTTACGATTTCGCTTGGCATTACAGGAAACTACATTGTAATCAGTATTGAGCCTTATGTTGTCGGTGAGGCACTGGCACATATTACTAATCATTTCTTGGATGGTAATGGCAATGTGAAAATAGATGTGACTAATGCACACCCCACTGACACAAATACCTTGTACGTTGGTGCACGGATAAGATATATAAAGTTGTAGACATCCTATATATTTATTTTGTACGTTCCCAAATATACACAGCCTTGTATGGCGGCATATTGTTGTGTGCATTTCCGCTGCCATTGGCGGATGTACTACCACTATTTCCACCTGTGGTGCTTTGGTTTGTGACTACCTTGTGATTATGATTTCCGGCTATATGCATTATATCCATTATGTCCGCAAGGCATAGATTAGCTGCACTACCACCACTAACACTGATGATACCTCTCGTACCATTTCCAGAATTAAATGTATAGTAATCTTTAGAATTGTGAACATGGCTACCTGCGGCACTCGTTGAACCACTCAACTCAGGAATGCTATGAGTATGTCCATTTAATCCATGTGTATGCGATGGCATTTCAGCCGTTGTTAAAGTGTGCGCGGCTTCACCTCCGATAGAATTGACAGCATAGGAAGATGAAGTGCCAAGCAGAAATCTCCCCTCGACCTTAGACCAGGATGTACCGCCATAAATGGCGATTACCTTGGCTTCGGTATCAAGAGTAGTAGATTGGACTATCATGCCAACATGGGATCTGACTAATTCCATCTTTAAGTTTAGTGAATTAACATCCTGCTCATGCTTTGCCACAGCACCTTTGATTGTTCCGTCAGATATGCCAGCTATACTTGTCGTTCCTATGTCTGAACTAATTGAATCAATCTGTTCTTGCAAGTGTGCCGCCTCTGTTTGATTAATTGCTCTTTGAATCAGCTCGATGTTTTCATTTACCTGTGCCTGTAATTGGTCAAACAATGCTGTTGTATCAAACTCCTGTACTGGCATAGCATAGCCACAGCGTTCTGTGACCAGTCGTGTATCGGTAATACGTTCAGTTGTGATTGTTGATGAATTTGCAGAGACATAGAGATTGGCAAGACCTATTTCGTAAATTCCACCTGTTCTAGTCAATTGCGGCGGCTCTGTAGAAGAGTTACCTTTAACGACATACAAGTCGATATCACGAAAATCAATATTGTCATTTAAACGAAGTACAACACTATCTATTCTGTCTGTAGTACCTGCAGCTTGAACAACCATCGTTCTACTCTCTGTTTCATAGCCTGTTGCACCTTCAATAAGGCATGCGCCAGGTTTAACAACAACCTGCATACCCTCGTCTGCTACCACTTGAAAATTTGTGGATGGGTTTGGAAATACCCCATTAGAATAATAATTTTTGAATAAATTTCTAAGAATATCAGAATCTACTGCCCTATCATATTCTGGATATCCTGCTTCATCATATGTTACCTGTGATGTAAATGGAAATGATTGCATTGTGATTACCTCCTTAAAATTTTCTATATACTTTCGGAACTTTTGTTCCAAAGGTAGGTACAGCGGTATGTTGACCTTCCTTAAATACTTCATTCACTTCTATGATTCTGGTCGCCAGATTTGTCTGCAATGCATCTACCACAATCTCAACCTTATCGCCCAGATCATAGTCTTCCAGATATTTAATTCCTCGATCGACTGTTTCAACCGATATGCTGGTAACTTGGCTGTATGATTTCTGCATCGTTTCAAGTCCGGCCAGCGCCAATGATTGCTTGTACTCCTCAAGCGTCTGACTATCTGAATCGTATTTCATTGATGTCTTATCCAGATACACCTTATTTTTATAGCCGCCATTCGATTGGTCGATGATTACCTCGATCTGGTTACCATCCTCATACTGTCCGTTTCCTACAACAACGGCATAGTTCTTGGCAGCCGAATTATCAATTGTAATCTTCTCATTCTTTATATTACGAAGTTGACCAGAGAAGACAGCAAACGGATTGATCGTCTGGTCCATTGTCCGCTCTAATCCCTGCCACACCTCAAACCGGATCTGATTATTTTCGTAGTCATACCGGGTGCGGAATGACATATCCTGCGTCTGCAACATCTCATACAATTGGGATGCCAGATTCTTCCCGGTGGATTGAATCGATATGGTATCACCGCGATGTTCACCATCCGACACCTGGAGCAAAGGAATATCTTCCTTGAACTTTGTAACCATATCTACCGCTACATCCTCCAGTTTTCCGCTTTTGATGTAGCGAGGATAGATAATCTTGTCATTCAATTTGTACTCGAGGAAGTACCCTGACACTTGCATATACGCACCTTGATAATCTGTCTTGTACTCCGATTTTTGAACAATCCCAGTCTCCGGCCGTTCATTGGTGTATATGTATGCCATATTCGGTTTATAGTATTTAATTGGAATCTGAACACTGTACTCACCCGGCTCATAATACCTACGAATCCATTGAAGATTCAGATATTTGATATATCCAATTGGATTAAAATCTGCATCTAAAGCCAACAACTGCATGATCATACCCCCAAGTACAATTTGTTATAATATATCGTTACCGACATATTTGCATCTCCTGTATCGGCCGCAAATCCGATTTGAGATGTTCCAACATCCAAATTCATAGATGTGAATGTAGATTGCCGATCAATCTTCTGTATGATGTTCTCTCCATTCTTACGAATTGTAGCGTTGGAAAAATCAATCTCCAGAATATCTCCAGCGACAAAACTGTCGATTACTCGGACAAAATAATCATCTTTCACAATCTTTGGGTTGGTAGCATCGCCATTGAATTTCACTCTTGCCGTGCAATAGGTACCAACATCTCCATCATTGCTGATCTGTACCAACTTGGCAAAGTTATATGCAGATGCAACTGTCTTAATCTTTGCCGTTTGAATAAACGGAAAACCAAACATTTTCGTCTCACTTGCAATATCGTTGCCGAAGTTGTCCTCTGATCTAAAGTACGGATCAGCGCAATAGAATTTGACCTTCATTGTCATATTCCGGTATACATTCCCGGCCGGAATGGAGAAACCTTCTATTTTCCCCTCAATCCACCTTGTTACCCCTTGATATGTCACATGTATCTTATAGGTATACTTCGGATTGAAAAACCGCACTGCTCTGGAACGCAGTTCTTCATTTCTCATGGGAAAACGTGACTTCGCTTCAACATAAATATCGCGATCATCAACTCGATCTCCTGATACGATTGCTCCATCACCCACCGCATTCTTATCTGAAAATATAGATATGTTCGGTGCATCAACGCCCTCTAATTTGGTTATCTTCCAATCAGAAAGACCTATAGTAAATTCTTTATTGTCACTTCTAACGCATCGTACCGTTGTTGTCTTCATCAAATTCCACCTGCCAATCCAAATGTCATTGTATTTTCAAACGTGCGCCGGATAGCATCCGGGCTTGTCTGTGTATCATAAAAGTTAAACGTTTGGCTATTTCCATATCCCATCATGGATCTGCCTGTCACATTGGCTTTTAATGTTCCAAGGCTTGCCTGTGCTGTATTTACGATGGAATCTCCAAAACCTTCCATACCATCATCCATACCAGCCACGCACATCTTACCAATGTATTTGAACTCTCTTGATGGCGAATGGATACCAAAGACTCCTTTGACCTTGCTGATCACATTTCCCATGAGATCACCCACGCTTTTTAGCAAGATACCTCCCATTCCTAGGATTCCATCAATAAATCCTTGGATCACGTTCTTGCCTATATCTTTTAACGAGACACTGCCAAATGTCTGGACCATATATATCAATAACGTCCCAACTGTATTCAGTAAGGTTGACAGCATTCCCATAAAGCCACTGATCATACTCTTGATGCCGTTGGCTGCAATGTTCTTTAAGGTCTGTGGTAATGACTTTATCGCCCCTTCTACAGCCTCAAAAATCATTGTTCCGGCACCTTTCAATGCTGATACCATACCGACAATACCATTTTTTAGAAGTGTGATTGCCTTGCTCCCCAGTTCCAACCAGTTGAACGCCGACCACACTGCCACAATAGCTTCTATGATCTTGGGTATATTTTCTATCAGCACCGGTATAGACTGGATAATCCCCTCTATCAGCATCATGAGGATCTGCACACCTGCCATAAGGATCGTCGGCATATTATCATTGATAACATTAGCAATCGTCGTGATAATGGTCGGCAGCATCTCTATAATAGTTGGCAGACTCTTTACTATCCCCTCCGCCAATGCCAGCATCAACTTGATACCCACATCGATCAGTATCGGTGCATTCTCTGCTATGGTCGTTGCCAGATCTTGTATCAATGTAAGCATCTGCTCTATAAAAACCGGCAACTGTTCTGGCAGGCTCTCTGCAATCTGAAGCATAATACTAGCCAGTGCCTCAACAAGCATAGGTATCGTTTGTGTAATGCCCTGTATCAGTGTCGGCACACCCTGTACTATAATGGTCGCGATTCCACTCAAAACACTCGGTATCACATTGATCACCGCCTGCAATAATGCTGGCAGTATAGAAACAAGGCTATTGATCAGACTAACTGCACCGTCAACTAATGCTGGAAGCAGACTAGATATGATCGGTGGTAGTTTAGGTAACAGGTTTGCCGCCAGTTCCGTGATTCCTACTGATAACTTGGGTAGAATATTTTCAATCACAGGCAACAGATTGGATAGCATTGTTTCTGTAGAGGTCGTAAATTCACTAACCAATCTCTCAATATCCGAATTGGAATCACCTAAGCCGGTAACCAGATTCTCCCAGGATGCTTTCGTCATGTTGATGGAACCTTCGACAGTCGTTGCCGCTTCTTTCGCAGTAGTGCCTGTTATATCCAATTCGGTCTGGATCACATGAATGGCATCCGTTATATCTGCAAAGGAAGATATATCATAATGAATGCCTGTGATCTTCTCCGCATCAGCAAGCAACCTCTCCATTTCTTCCTTCGTGCCGCCATAACCTAATTTTAGGTTATCCAGCATAGTATAATTCTGCTTGGCAAATCCCTGATAAGCATTCTGGATGGATTCCATAGCGGTACCCATCTTATTTGCATTATCCGCCATATCGGTAATGGCACCGTTTGCCTTTTCTGCTGCCTCAGCAGTATCACCATCTAATGATGCAATCAGCGATGCACTAAAGGATGTCACCGTATCCATGTAGGCATTCGCCGATAATCCGGCTGTCTTATATGCATTATTTGCATATTGCATAACCTGATCATATGCCGTCTTGAATAGTGTATCTACACCACCTGTCAACTGTTCATATGCTGAATAAGCACTCACAGCCTGCTTGGTCAATATTCCCAATCCGGTTGCTGCTGCACCTACTGCCGCTCCGACTGCCACCATACCGGTCGTAGCAACACTGCCGATCTTCTTTAAGCCGGTAGTAACTCCGTCTGTATTTAATTTTGTATCAAATAATAATGATCCATCAGCCCTTCTCTTTACCCTCCGAAGGTCTTACTAAACTCGTCTAATTCTTCTTGCTCCTCTTCCGTAAGTGGTGGTATGATTTCCCAGGTTCTTTTCAATTCCTCATAAACATCAATATCTTTCCTATCTTCCTTTTTATAGGACCGGTACTGCATGATATCTCGTAATTGAATTGTCAGGCCTCTCATAAGCGCCAGAAATACGTGCCAATGCAAATATTCTATACTCGTCAAGTCAATCTGATAGTGTTCCCAGAAACCTGCGACGATAAAATCTGAATCTATCCTATAGTCCAAAATAATTTCGTCTGATCCACTACCTCTTGGTACCTCATTATGAGGCGATGCAAATTCCATAAGTGATGCGACATCGCATCGAATTGGCATATCATTCTTAAACAGATACGACACATCAACCAACTGCCCGCTTCTCATCGTTTTTACATCCTCAAAAAACCTCAGCCACATCCGGAAGTCTGTGTGTATGGAATAAGCCCTGCCATTCACTGTAACTGTGTTTGGCAGGGTCTTTCTTGTTAAATCAATCATCGGCTAAATGGGGTAACATTGCCCTGCGCAATGCCACTTCTTGCAATGCTGTCAAGTGCATGTGTAATTCCTGCCATTTGTTCAACTGGAATGCGTCGCATGTGATCTTCCATCTGCTGTGTCTGATACTCTTCGAGAGGCTTGTCATAGGCATCCATAATCTTTTTGAATGTCAATGTCACCTCACACAAATCTACCTCATCAATGTTATCTGAACCAAGAATTTCATTAGCATTCTCTGTCCCAACAAGACCAACGATAAATCCATACAATTTCTTGTACTTTTCTCGGATGCTCAATCCTTTCTGCTCGTCAATCCTTGACACTCTTTCCATTTCTTCAACAACTTTTAACGTCTTACTCGGCAAATCATACGACCGATCATTGATAATAACTGTATAAACCATCGCTTACTCCTTTTTTGCAAACACCGGTGTCCCTTCTGACACGGTACATGTTCCTCTCTCGATTTCGTAGATACTGAATTTGAAATAAATCTTTTCTGCAACAGAATCAAAATGATCCAAAATCAAGGTAGATTTTGTATTCCATGCATTGAATTTCTCGGCATCTGTTGTTCCAACATTGCCGGCAAACACAATCAAAAGATTTTTCTTTACATCTTCGCCTGTTGGCAAATTCATAAACATATCATACAAATAGTCGAATGCAGCATCTCCTTTGTTACACTGTAATTCCTGCGCCAATTCTGGTTTGTAGTACTGCACATCTGTTGTAGGCATTTCATTTTCAATAAAATCATTTTCCTCTGTCTGTGCATTCAAAACCAAATCAAAAATGGTTGATTTTCCAATTCTTGCATACTCTGGAGCAACATCTGTTGCTGTATTTAAGAATGGAATTGTTTTATACTTCTTTAATCTCTCTAAAGCCCTTGTCTTATACCTCTCTTTCTCGTTCATAAGTGACAGATAATGATAACTGATATAACGTGTCCTTTGAATCTGTTTCCATCGGATATGGATTGCCAGTGATCTCTATCCGAAGAATACGTCTGTTTCCATCAATACTTGGAAATGCATATGTAGTACCCAAGTCATCAGCCCAATAGGTCAACTCTTCCAGGAACTCATCCACTTCCATGCGTTCTGATTTCGATGTTGTTGATTGCCTTACGAAAAACTGATAACCCTCTGTGATTTCATAAGAGCCATCATTATTTTCTTGCACATCCCTATTTGGACTACGAAACAGACCATATTTGTCTGAACCATCTGCCACATGGTTGATGTCTATCTGCATCTTGCCATATTCTTTGAGCAGATCTACGATATACTTTGCTATTGTCACGCTTTTCCCTCCGCTAATTTTTGTGCGCCTGCCAGAATCTGTTTTTTATACTTTTGCTTCATTCGCTCAAACCAGTAATTGCCTCTTTCTGGTGCTTCCTGAAAATTAGCCGGCATATAATACCAACGTCTCGCATATGGTGTCCGGTATCGCAACTCTCCGCTCCCAACGATGGTATTTGTCTCAGCTGACTTAATCAGGATATTGGCATTTTTTGGCACCATAGGCTTACAGAGTCGCAGGCACTCATTATCTACATACTGCTGCACTCGCTCATATTCTCCCAATCCATGCTTATGGATAATCTCTGTTGGATTGCACTGGACTGCCTTCAATCTAAATAAATCTGCCGCCCTAGAAAAGCACCACCTTTACATTTTGTAAAAACCTACGATTAGAATTGTCATTAACACTCTTAATTGCTCCGCTTCTCGAAAATTGCTTTCTCAAATCAGAAATACGGCTGCCCTTAACATCCTGCACATCAAAGGCTATCTCGCCATATACAATGCAATCCTCTTCGTTAGTTGCATCTAGTACAATATCTTCATACGTCCCCTTTGGAAATGTAATAGTTACAGTTCGTGCCACATTTACAACTCCATTGGAATCTACCGTCTTTTCCGTATGTTCAGACCATTGCACACCATGAATAACTATCCTTTTCCATTCGATGTCTGACACCTTATGGAACAATGTGATTACATCTTCAAACATCAATACGCACCTACTAACCCTGTCCCAGACAGCCACGCACATATCGACCCTCGCAACTCTTCTCTTAGCTGCTCTGCCGTCTGAATCACGTAACTTTCTGAATATCCATCATTACTAACGGATGCCAAGCCTTGCCCTTTGACACTCTTGGCATCGTCCGCCATCTTATCAATGACATTACAGATGCACTCCTGCAACTGACTATATCCGTATGTTTCCTCAGTGATCTGTCCCCACCGAATAATACCGATAACACGTTGCACTTCATTTTCCGCAATGGCTTCGGCGATATCAAACTCTTCCTCGCTCACAATATGATGAAGGGAGCGATACTGCTCCCATGTTACTTTTGCCATCTCGCTCCCTCCTTTCTTTTACTTCTTAGGCTGCAACTTCTCATTCTCCTCTTTGAGTGCGACATTTTCTGCCTGTAACTTCTTATTTTCCTCTTTGAGTGTGGCATTTTCTGCCTGCAATTGCTCATTCAAAGCCTTAAGATCCTTAATTTCCTTTTTCAGTTTTGCATCTGTACTCTTTTTCTCCGGCTTTTCAGCCCCTACACCTACTCTTCTCATGTGCCACCTCCTACGCTTTGCTGTTCATGTAAATACCTGCGCGCTTGTTGACGTAACCGTCTACGATCCCATACTTACGATACTTAACAATATCTGCATCTGCATCTGGGTTGCTTGAAGCAAGAATGATATTGCTGGCCGTATGCTTGTCAAACTTGATAATTGCCGGCTTATGCACGATCATAAAGTTGATGTCTGCACCATTACTAGCCTTCTTATAATGACCTGCTTCCTCTCCTAAGGTCTTACCATCAAGCAAATCAATGGCTGTATAGAATCGTGCCTGCGGAACGACCTTCTTTACAGCAAATTTTCCAAGAACCTCTCTTGATTTTGTCGTATCGAGAGACATAACACTGTTAAGCAGTGTCGCGGTTGCATAAAGGATACGACTCTCCTGCGGCACCTCGTCTTCGTCCATCTTAGACCATGCAGTAAGCAGAGCGTCCAAGAACTGTGAAGCATTGTCAATCGTCCCTGTGTCCTTTGAAATGCTTTCCAAAGATGCCAGTGTGGCAAACGTGAACGCATCCGCCTCCGGCGCCACCTTCTCGCGCATAAGCGTTGCACCTGCCATTCCAAAGGCAAGGTTTCTGGATTCCTCATTGTCCATAACATCAACAGAGATCTTTGTACCTCTGTCATAGTTGAATGTGGCGGTCTTCCACTTGAGGTCTACTGCCCCTGTGGTATAGCCGCTGTTACGATCATACTCGCCAAGACCAGTGACGCTGATCTGCGGATATACGATTTCATTTGCATTGGCACCAGCCCTTGACATAGTCGCGTCAGAAGTCAAATCCGCTGTTACGGATGCACTTCTGTATACCTCATCAAGCAAACTGGTATAGTTTTTTGCTAAAGCGATTGTGTTTGGCATTTAGTTTTCCTCCTATTTCTGTTCTGTTGTTACAGGCGGCAATCCCATAGCGGCGCGCATAGCAGCATCGCTGTCCTGATTACCCGTCTTGGTTACTGATCCGATCGGATCTCCTTTGCCTAAAACATTAGGCTCCGGTTCCCCGAACAGCATCTTACTATCCTCCGCTTCTGTCAGTGCCTTAAGCGCTGCGGTGATATCCTCTTTCTGATTCTTTGATGCCTTAAGGGTATCAATATCGAGAAGTGCCGTAATTGCTTTTGCATTCTTTCCATTGGCAGATGTGATAGCCTCTCTCAGAATGTCGTTGAAGTCTCTGTCAGCGATTTCTTTCTGGTGATTCTCATCCTTTTCTTTGATGTCCTGCTCCAGATCAGCAATCTTCTGCTTCATACCGCTGACATCTGCGTCCTTGAACTCTTCAAGGTCCTTTTTCAAATCCTTAATGGTGGTTGACTGCGTGGAAGTCTTTTCCTTTTCAGATTTCAAATCTTCCTGCGCCTGCTCCAGATCCTTTTTGACTGGATCATACTCTTCGTGGTGCAAATCAAGCACCTTGTCAATTTGTTCCTTGGACAATCCAAGTGCTTCTAAGTCTTCTCTCTTCATTCTCTTATCTCCTTTAACGATGATTTATTTAACGTGGGGGAATCACCCACAGATAATTGCGGACGGCGGACTTGAACCACCATAGTCGGCTTAGGAGGCCGATATGCTACCTTTGCATCAATCCGCGGCAATAAAAAAGAGCCAAATAACAAATTCTCATATCAAGAATTCACTATTTGGCTCTTAGGCTCTATTGTAACTATGCTTTCCCGCTTGCAATATTTGCAATATGCTGGGAAATTTTTTAATTGAGTGTCCGACCTCAATCGAATCATCTTTGGATTCCCACAGTGTGGACACTCTTTCCACAAGTATGTATATTTCACTAGAATGACTCCTCTTTATTATTGTAATACCGTGGAATATACAATGCAATAAAAATCTATTTTTGTATGTTGACAAAGAAAAAGCCACCGCATTCCTGCGATGGCATTATATCAGTTAACTTTCTCAATAGATTGAATATCACTTTGATAAAACTCTATGAGTTTACCATCTGACAATATGGTAATCCCATCTTCTGCTTTTTCGTCATCTGAGCGTTCGCTCTCATCTGTAATCTCCTGCGCTTCTCCAGTGAACTCATTACCATCTATATCAACAATCTTCACTTTTCCACAATACTCAAAATTCCATATATTAATCATAGTTATTTCCCCTTATTGGAACGATATGAGCACCACGCTTTGAATAATGAATCACGGCTTTCTTTGTCTCAATATAATCTCCTTTGCAATAATATCTACCGATAACATTATCGCAAGTGATTTGCTCCTGTGGTCTTGGATTTCCATTTCTATCTACCTTTATTATACCAGTTCCAGCCTTATTATCAATGATATTTTGTGCTTCTTCTAGGCTAATTGTTAAAATGCTCTGTGGATTTCCACCTTTGGACGTTCTAGTCTCTAAATACTCTTTATATTTAACTGTTCCATATACGTGTTTTTGATATTCCTGTTGTTTGAGTTTTGTTGAATATTCTCCTATCTCAATCTTTTTCGTAATGCTACTTGCCGGAATTTGCGGTATTCTTGTCAGTCCTTTATTACTTTTTACCTTATCGAACCCTTTTATTTGTTTGTTAAGGTCGCTACTTCCACTTGCAATTCTAAGCCTATTATTCTTAGTCTTAACACCGGCCGCCGCGCTGAACTGCTTATAATCCGAATTCTGTTTCCGTAATTTGCTCTGTAACTCCGCGGTTTCACCACCGATGGCTTTCTGCGCTTCAATCTCACGCTTGGTAGCCCGGATGCCGCGCTCCATCTTCCGCTGTTGCTGTGATACCTGGTAATAGTCATACTCTCTGCCATTGATTTTGACCGGATCAGGCTCTTCCAAATCATCCGGTATAATTGATGCGCCCTCCCAGAACGGATAGAAGTCATGCGTACAGTTTACCCCCTTAAGACCGGTAGCCATCCCATATCCTGTCTCTTTGAAGAAATCCGGGTACTTCTTGCTCTTACCAGAATACGAAAAAACCTTATTCTGCCAAACAGCGTGCTCCGGTCGGCTTCCCATGTGCTGTGAGGTAATGACAAGATCCTGCCCGGATGATTTAAGGTTCTCCTCCATAATCTTACCGGACAACTGACTTAACCCTGTCCGCACTGACATTCTGGCAGCCGTGTCAAGTTGATAAGAGCGGCCATTCGCATAATCAATAGACCGCAATCCACTTTGAGCGAGTCGGTGGACACAATCATTTACTGCCTGATCATATGAGAATGTCCCTGTTGCTACCTTAAGAAGTGCCAGATCCATCTCTCGCTGATACGCATTTAGAACTCCAGTCGTACCAAACACAGTGTTCTTAAATCCCATTGTACGTGTAAGGTTCTTAAGTTCGCCGGCCGTCTGCTTCTGAAATGCCAAAAGCAACTGACTCATGCTGTTCGGCTTCTTTAAGTCAACACCATGCTCCTGCCACATGGAAAGGTCATTGTTCCATGCCATATTGCCTGCTTCTGCAACAAGGTCATTACCTGCGGCCTTTGCCTCTTTCACGGTCTTGTTGATGATGTCCTGCACTTCCTGCTTATAGGCTGCGGTGTTTTCGGCAACTGCCATCTTATAGTTTTTGTCTGCGCGGAGCATCTTCATGACATCTGCCTGTATCTTTTCGGCAGAGTACCCCTGCTCAACCATAGATTTCGCCATAAGTTCTGCGGTCTCGGTGTATCTCCCGGTATTCTTCACACGGCGGGCAATATCAGCAATAACCTCATCCTCTAAATTCTGGTATAGCCCCATTATGTACTTGTCAATTAGAGTATCAATCTGTTCTTCTGATAATGCCCTTTAAATCACCGCCTTAATCTTCCATATCGTCAACCGGTTCCTCTGTATACTGTATATACTTCTTCGCCTCGTCTTCCGGGATGTTGTATTTCTCCATAAGATACCACACCTTTAAAATCGGCACATCTACAAATGAAATCGCATCTGCTCTCATGGCTTCCAGTTTCGTCTGCTTGTCCTCAACGTAGGAATCATCAAACTCAATAGACAATTCTTCCTCTACATCATATGACGTACCAGAGAATTGGTTGGAGAACCACATGGCTGCATGGATGATATCCTCTATATAATCGCTCGCCTGTTTCCGCTGTTTGTTGAGTTCCTGCATAGAATCCTGCTTTGTGCCAATGTACTCCGTTGCAGTGGTAATCTTCCCATTCTCGAAGGTGTACTTCTTACTGCCATAGCCGAACTGCATCGACAGGAGAGACAATACAAGTTCAAATGCCTTTGTAATCTGCTCCACGCGAATCTCCGGGTTATACTCCTGCACCAGCGTCTTTTCCTCCGGAAACTTTCCGCCATTTTCACCGAGCAAAATGAAAATCTCTTTCTGCTGCTTTGTCAAATACGGATTTCCGTCTTTATCCTTCTGGATGCAAGCAAGTAACTCATTGATAAATACCAACTTCTGGCCCTTGTCCAAATCACCATACAGGATGTTATAACAAAGGTCTACCGCCTTAAACAGTGGGATGGAATTGTAAATCTTCGGTAATCCATACCCATCCATATTGTCGAGATTGTTCACATCCGCATTCGTCATAATGGAAAATGGCTTGATATCTCCGAGTTGAATGCTGGATGATTCCGCATCCAATTTCCGACCAAACTCATCAAATACAACCGTATCTGCCTTGTATCTGCCATTCTCAAGAGTGAAAATGACAAGCGTAGTCTTTTCTTTACCTTTAACCGTATTCGTTGCACTAAAGGCGCACTCTGTGACAAGTTTGTTTTCCACTGTAAGAGGGATAATGCAATCAGCATCGCAATAATTGATGCGGATATCACCGCCTCTTATCGACACGGTCCCGTCTGCCGATTCCAAATAGTCTGCATTGCGCAGATAGATATAGGCTCCGACAGTTCCGGTTGCAGAGGTTTTCTCCAACTGCTCCCGGTAACGGACATCGAAGCGGTTGTCTGACAGCAGATTTTTAATGAACTCCTGCGACGCGCTCTCTTTCTCCGGCGCAACTGATACGATTTCACACAAATTCGCATCGTCGGCACAGCACCGCTTTGCGAAGTTCATCTTGCTCAACTCATAATCCACGTTGTTCAGATTTTTTCGCTTGTGGAATTCATCAATATCACGATTGGAATACCAATCATCGCACAACTTAATGATCGACAGCGCATTCTGATTCACTGAATACCCTAATCCATTCAAATACACCTTTACACACTCTTTCCTGTTACCACTCTCCTTATCTGTCTAAATCAATATACTCAACAAAATCCAACCAGGTATAGCACTCGCCATCCCACCAGTCGTTGCAATTACCGATGTTCTTATCTTCCGGGATGTTCGGCTTTTTCTCATCCCATTTCAAAATTCCAATCGCCTTGCGTAATTTCACACATTTCCTGTTAATCTTTAGTCGACCTGTATTCAGTAATATATCAAACGTCCTAGGTCGGTCAGAGATTTCATTCTTACGACACCCCTTGATATTTCTATATGGCAGTCCTGCCTTTTTAGCGGAACTCCGCAAGCTGTTTATCATTGTAGTGCTGGCACTGTCCGGGAGCACCCAATCAACGCGGCCATATTTTTCTCTGGACATTCGATAAAACTCTATGAATTTATTGCAGATCGCGTCCGAATCAATATCTGGTGACAGTTCCAGACAATCTTCCTCTGCCGTCCTCAAATCGTGATATCCGTTGAAGTACAACTTAAGTACGAATGTTGTCATAGATCCGTTGCCACCGAAGTCTATGCCAATTGTCACCTTCGATGGCCTGTGAATGAGTCTGCCATCTTTATCTCGCTCTAACAACGGTTCGGTATCGTCGTCATATAAGTACGGTTCGTTATTCTCCGCAAATCTCCGGAAGATGACACCTTCGGCTACTGCACGCTCGCCGCGAATATCTCGCTTGTACCATACGGTATCTTTCTGATATGTGCTAAGCACAGTTTCAATCTGCTGATCTGACATACTCATATTGTCAACTAGCGTAAAGTGCCCGTAATTATATCCATATCTCGAGTTGACCGCCTGCTGCTCCTCGTGGAACTTAAGGATATCCGTATAATACCAGTGTTCCTCTTCCTTAGGATTCAGATCATGGAATATCTTACGGTCAGAACTGGACAACGTACGGTCAAATACCTCTTTCAGGAACTTCGGATGACACTCATTCGCCTCGGTCACATATGCCATGCCGTAGGTATTACCCTTGATAAGTTTTTCGTCTCCATCCTTGCCACCGCCGGAAACCAGCACGACCTTTTCCCCGGTCTTGGTCTGCACATAGACGCAATCACGGTCCTTGTACTTTCCCTCCCGGCAGCGTCCCTCAAAGTAATTGAGCAATCCAAATCCATCACAATCCAGTATATTTAGTTTGGCAGTAGCATTGGACACACCAGCCACCAAATGAATTTTATTCTTATGTACTTCAAGCATGGAGCAGAATATCAATGTTTGCAGAACATTCTTACCACCACGCTTGCCGCCCTCTGCCACATTGAACCAACTACCGAAGCACCGGAGCATATAGTCATACTGTCTTTGGCTTAGCGGTGCTGGATTATTCATCGTCCTGCACCTCCTCAAAGTCTTCTATACTCCGGTTGCTTACCGGATGCTGCAGTATATCAGTGATGGTATGCATATTTTGTAGTAGTTTTTCAGCATCGTTGTCCTTAACCTCTGCTCTCTTCCTGTCATATTCTGCTTTGTATTTATCTTCTGGATGCATAAGGAAATACTTCGAAAGCCAATCAATAGCCTTCTGCCTATCAGCCAATTTAATTGAAATGCCACTTCGACCTTGCTTAATCTCTTGCACCAACTGAGTATCGGTATCTTTGGATTCTTTCAAATCGACAGTGTTAATCATATATGTATCATCTGTCTCAGGATCATTGAACTCTCTCTGCCCGAATGACATATAGTTACCAATATCAGCAAAGGCAATCCGCATCTGCAACTCCACTATATCCTCAGAGTCAGCAACTATCTGTTGGCGCTTGATTTCTTTCAGACGCTCTATCTCTGCCCGAACCTTATCTTTTGTCAGCAGTCGCGAACCATTTGCTATTGCGGACTCATAACTGCACCCATATACTTTCATATAACTCTGTGTAGCATTAAATGTCCGGCTGTAATATATGCAGAACATCTGCTGTTCCGGTGTCAAATCATCATTCTGTAATGTCTCCTTTGTACCATCATCGATGAGTGATACTCCCTTGTGTGCACCTTTATGCTTTTGTGTGCACACATTTTCTGTATTGGGTGCAACCTTATCTCTATTCCAGGCATAGCGCTTCTTCCAACTCTTTACAGTATTGATAGTGGTCCCATACTTCTCAGCAATGTCCTTATACTTCATACCATCCATATAATCTTTTTCAGCCTTCTCGTAGTTCTCCACCATCTCACTTCCTCTCATATCAAAATAAAAAAGCCGAACATACGAAACTTCATAGTCTCATATATTCGGCTCTTAGGCTCTGTTGTTATGTAATTATTATATAACTGAATCGATATATGCGTCAAATCCTTTCAATGTAACATGAACTCGTCTATCTAGTTATCAATTAATTTAAAAGCATATTGCAATTCCTTTTTATATCTCCTAACACTCCTATTTACTTCGACTTTCTTCCCTTCAATTCTAAATTGCGACCCCTCAGAAAGTTTATCTATGGGAATTGCTTTAGATCCACTAATTCTTCCAGAACTATGAAAATCAGACAGAAGTGCAAAATGATTAACTACATTATCTGAAGAAAATACATCTGCATATTTTTCTGCAATCTCCATTGCCCTTTCAATATACATTCTTGATGCTTTATCTATTTGATGATCTGCTTGCCTATTCCAACCACAATGGGTCATTAACACAGCTTGGACAACTGGTTTTTCCTCAATACCAGCCCTTTGTCTCCACAGATTAAAATCACTGCCATCATCTTTTAACATTTGCAATGTTAGTTCTAATGAATATATTGACTGTTCATCTACCCTGACTGGAATAATAAGTGCTTCTGATGCAGCCCATGCCAAATGAGTTCCTCCTGCAAAAAATGGACTCGTATCAATTAAAACTTTCTCAGTTTTTGTCAACTCAACCTGCTGTTCAATTATGTCCTTAAGCATGTTTAATACTACTGCAACAGCTTTTTTATTCCCTCCTTGTGTTGTCATTCCGTAATACTCATTCAACCTAGAATAAAACTGACTAGGGTACAAAAATAACTTACTACTACCAGGAATATAATAACAGGTTTTTCCATCTTGAAACTGGGCATTTGTATCTTGAACTCTTAATGCAAGTCGTTCGCTATCTATATCCCATGCCTCTCCCATCATTTTTTCCATTAAAGCATCGTGTATTGTAGCCCCTTCATAAGGCTCTTTATTATTCAAAAATAGCGTTGTGAAATTTTGTTGCGGGCACATATCCAAAAAAAGTGTCATATATTTTTGGCACATTGCATAAGCTAAGTTAAAAGAAAGTGTTGTTTTTCCTATTCCACCGCGGAAATTAGTCACTGCATATGTTTGAAACTTTTTACTATCTGGCAATATTATGGAATCTGAATCGTCCGACAATATTTTTTCATATCTATCAAATAATTCTTGCATACTTTTACCTCCTTTTTTACATAATAACTCATGGAAGTTTATTTGTCAACTGGAAGTTTTATAGATGATTGTACTTTCATTCGCGTTTTGTCAGTTTTCGAATCATTAATACATGATTGCCAACATCATTGCCCGACAAGAACTATGCGATGATGATAAGGGTTGATACTAATACCATTATCATCCTTCCAACAAAAATTGCTTCTGTTCGAGAGCCTGGTATATCGTCTTGCCATTCAATTCAATGTATGGCAAGAATATCTCCTGCAACTTAACCATCTCAATATCCAATAATGCCATCTGTGCCTCAACCCAATCTTTCAATATGCGCCACGCGACACGTTCAGCCTGCTCTCTGGTCGCTTTAATATTCTTAGTTCCTTTTTGCTTTTCTCTTTTAAGAACTTCGAGGCATTCATCAATTTTCACCGGGAGTCTTACCGGAACCTGCTGCATACCTGTATCGATCAGAAACGATAAGCCGGTGATACTCTCTCCGTCGTAATTTTTCATGATGCTTTTGGCATTATGCTTCATGAGAATATATTCAATTTCTGAAACCGTCTTAAATGAATCTACTGATGTCGTATAATTCAATATTGCCATCTCTCTACCTCCTTTTCTAACTATCCCTTCGTCTGATATGGTTCTGGTAGTGGCTTCCATGCGATAACATTGTACTGACCTATTCCAGTAAGTCCCAATGTATCACTTTATGTCTGTGAAAACCAAAAACCATTGTCTAATTGAGCAACAACTCTTATAGAACCGCCCCTTGCCGTACTTTCTGCATAAATAAGCACTAACTCCATTTCTTCCGGCAACCGCTCACTGCATGGAATCCAACCGTTGTTGTATTCTTCTGCTACTTCCTTTCTTCTGATTTCTGCTTTATAAAAGCATCAATCTTGCTTGCACATACATTACATACCTGATACTCCCTTTCTCCACCACTCATTTGTACAGTTCCATAGTGATTAAAATTTACATTTACACCGTTCAAATTGTAATCAACATCACAACCGCACATATCACATTTTACTATTATCATTTACTCCTCCTGCCTTTACAATCTCGATTGCCTTATCAATTCCCTCATGTATTCCATTACAGTATTGCCCATACCAATTATCAGATTCTCTTGCAAAAATATCTGTTTCTAACTTCTCTTGTTGCTCCCTTAACTGCTCCACAACCTTATCTACATTATAGGCTGTTGGCTGTTCGTCAATCTTTTGTGCCAACGCAAAGAACATATCCTCGCTGTTTCTTTGTGTAAGAAGAATATCCATAAACCATTGTTGATATAATTCTTTTTTCAATTCATCTGCATCAATTAACCTCATTCTTAATTACTCCTTCCAACCCGTGACAGATTGTCACGCGTTCATCATCTTTCCTCATCTCCACACCGTATCATGCTTAACGGATATGGACATTCGTCACATTCACAGTCTGCTGCACAGTCTTCATGCTGGCAGTAGTTCTTGATTACCGCTACCGCTTTTTTGAAGTCTTCTGGCATATTCTTATAATAATTTTCATTCATCATGCTCTCTCCCATCCCCTCAAATCTTCTACTTCTTCCTCTGTAGCTTCTCCGTCGATTGTTTCGGTGTGATATTTCCATCCTGCTTGATAACCATACATTGTGAATTTCTTTCCGCATTTATCACAAGTGTATGTGTTAGTATCTTCCGTGTAACAATCAGCGCAATCATCGCCTATATATGTATCTTCATAAGACGGCTCGTATTCTTCGCCACAATACGGACAGATGATATTCTCATCATCTTCCTCATTCCAATAATTGCTACTCATATTCTCTCCTATTCTGCTTCTGATTGAAGCCATTCCACAAGGTCTGGATGTTCATTTATGCACTCTGAACAAACTTTCCCTTCACAATCAACGTGACACATAAAATCTATAAGGCAAATATCTTCTATGTTCATTATCATATCCGCCAGTTCTTCGTCTGTCATACTTCTGATTCTATCAGCGTTAGTCATTTCTCTTACCTCTCCAATTTTTCAAAATAAAATATTATCTCGTCACTCTTATGTTCAACAATTCCAAATCTTTCGGCTACTTGATATGGAATACTATCTCGCATAAGTCTGTTGTGTATTTTGGATAAATAGTCTCTAAACCCTTCGATATCTAAAGTTGCCTTGTAGTGATTACAACTTCTACAAGCAGGCAAATAGTTAGATATGTCATCTTCTCCGCCTACCCTTAATGGTGTTGCATGATCTACCTGCATCTGCTTGTACTCAAGCGGAATACCGCAATAGGCACATCTATGATTACATTTATCATAAACGGCAAGTCGAACCGTTTTAGGTATAGCCTTCCTCAACTTTTCCACCTCTCAATTTCCATACTCTTTCCACAATTCTTTCAGTTTTACTTCGGCTTCTTCCTTTGTAAGGAATACGACCCTACCAAACTCTCTTTCTATATAGTTTCTGAAAATGTCAGCATTTTGGCATTTTACGTTGATTATCTTTTCATTTTTAACGTAGAACGTCGAAATTTCTTCTACCACAAGGCTGATAATCTTTCCCATCGAAATCACATATACTGTATTTCCCACCTTGCAAGGCAGTTTCAAAAGTCTGCCCTGTTCCTCTAAGTCTTCATAATCAGCCAATTTTTCCGCAGCTGAAACATAATCATGATTTTTTACCCACACACCCGATTCTCCATCTGGAACATTATCAATTCTTTCTGTTAATCTCTCCATTCCTACTCCTCTCTGTAAACCTTTACCCTGCCTTTATACTTCTGTCCCATCCACTGGCCGTATGTCATGCCATGTGCTCTTGCCTCTATTGATGCGTTCGTCAGCCCTTCCATGTTGTTTTTCACATGCTTACCTCTTTCCTCTCCATGTGCTTTCTTTCTGCCTGCACATTGCGCGCCTGCACAGGAATGACAGAAGCGCGTCTGCTTCATCTTCGCTGTGAACGTCTTTCCGCACCGCTTACACACCTTCGTGTATGTTTTTCTCTCCATTTCCTTCATGCTCCTTAATCTCTATGCAAATTTTAGTTGACCTGTTTCTTCGTATTGAATTTTCATATTTGGTGTACGCTCTGCTAAGCACAACTCCGGTAAGTTCGCTTTGACCAATGCTGCAGGAATCGGTGGACATACTGCGTTTCCACACCTCTTTACCTGTTCGCTTCTTGGATATGTTTTTCCAGTGTAATCATGGTCAATTATATAATCGTCTGGAAATCCCTGGCATCCATACAACTCTCTTGGTTCCAACATTCTCAGCCCTATATCCACTATTTGATAGTCCACACCATTGATTGTCACCAATCCAAATCTGTCCTGTGCTGTGACTGTATCTAGTGGAGCTTTTATGTCTTGTCCTGTTCCTTGACCATAATATTTAATGAGAAAGGCTCGCACTTCTCCGAAATGACCGTCGCCAGCAGTAATAGTGGGAATAGGTTTTCGCATATCTCTTCCATCACAGTGATTGTTCATTTGAATTAAATTTGCCGTAACCACACTGTTATGATCCCAGGCAGTTACTGTCGGCAATGGATTTCTCATATTTTCTCCTGCACCTGTATAACCACCATCGTAGTATTTGTGCAAAAAAGATGTGACTAGTCCGTACCGATTAGATCCATCTACTGTCATTATTGGGGCTTCTATAGTCTGTCCTCTTACTCCATCTTTTGAAGTTTCTGAATGGTACTGAATCAATGTAGGACTAATAAGACAATGCTCATTCTTGCTCACAATCGTTGTAAGCGGCTCTCTAACATCCTTGCTTCGGTCTTTTGTAAATCCAGTCTGCCCAATCTGCACCATATATGGCTCTACAATCCCATATCCGTGCTTTCCAGTGATAGTCGGCATCGGCTCCCGGATATCGTTCGGTCTACGCTCACCACCGTGATTGCACTGGATAATAAAAGGTTCCGGATTTTCCAGTACAAATTTTTTTAATCCTCGGGCAATACGCTCCATTGTTTTAGGTGCTAATGGACGTACCGCTCGAATGCCGTACTTTTCTTTGATTTCTTCGGAAGTGTCAAAAATACTTGGACAAGGCAAGGAAAAATCCAACTGTGTGTATGCTCCAACATATGGCTTTAATAGTCCTTTCTTGACTTCTTCACTGTCTGCTGGTCCGTGTGTCGGCTCCGGCCATACAATCGGCTTGCCGTCACACCGGGCAATCATAAAAAATCTCTTTCGCATGGTTGGTGCTCCATAATCTGCCGCTACCAACTCCTTGAACTGCACCTCATATCCTAGATCAGTAAGCTGTTGTACAAACCTTTCAAATGTCTTTCCCTGCTTACGCTTAATTGGATGATGCCGCCTGTTTAACGGTCCCCATGTTTTAAATTCTTCTACATTCTCAAGCATGATCACTCTCGGTCTTACAAGTCCAGCCCATCTTAAAGCTACCCAGGCAAGACCTCTGATGTTTTTATCCTTTGGTTTGCCGCCTTTTGCCTTGCTGAAATGCTTACAGTCCGGGGAGAACCAGGCAAGCCCGACCGGATGCCCATTACATACTTTGATTGGGTCGACCGCCCATACATTTTCGCAATAATGCTTTGTATATGGGTGATTTGCCTTATGCATTTTTATCGCTTCGGGGTCATGATTAATTGCTATGTCCACACTGTAGCCAGTTGCCAGTTCAATCCCGGTGGATGCACCGCCACCACCGGCAAAATTATCTACAATTAATTCTCCGTTAATCATCTGCTACCTCCGGCATAACCTCTGGGAACAAATCAAACAGAGTCGGCATATCGACCTCACTCTCTGCTGCTTCCAGATATCCAACACCATCTCTAAAGTAATCCGGGTTAAGTTCACACCCTTTTCCATAGCGATGCATCTTGACAGCCATCATCGGTACAGTCATCAGTCCACCAAACGGATCATAGACCACATCCCCCTCATTGCTATAGCGGTTGACGATACGCTCAACGATATCCAACTGCAAAGGACATACATGCATCTGGGCACGTCTGCGGCTCTGTGTAGTGTTCAACGTCCGCATCCTGTTGATGTCATCCCATACTTCCAACTGGTTCCATGATCCCGGTGCCACCACCATAAAAGTTGCCGGCAATCTGTCCTCGGTATCTAACTTCTTGGCAAGTGCAACGTGTTCATCGTAGTTATATACCGTGTCCCTGCTATATTCCCGGTAGACCGCCTGCAAGGTATCAACCGATGCATTCTGCAAGTCTTCCTTGCTGATAAGGCAGTCACCGGAACTTCTCCAGTATGCGTGAGCGTCAATCTGCCACTGTGCTCTTGTATAGTCCTCTTTGCTTTTCTTGACCGGTGTATCTGCATATGCCGTGGATCTGTCTGTCGGCAATTTGCGGAATAATAAAATATACTCCGGGCATCCCACGCCCATCTTAGATCCATCCTTGCACTGCTCCGACCAGCCTAAGCGGTAGGTCTGATTGTTCTCCCTTACCACATCCGTCACTACTGTAATCATCCCGAAATACTGAAATCCATGCTTCATATAGTGTTCAATGCATACCGCATGAAACGGCTCGATCGTCGGCATCCCTGTCCCGGTCGCATTGCCGAACAGCACTCTGTCCTTGACATGAATGGCAGCAACTCTTCCCGGCTTTAAGACCCGGAGCAGTTCCGGTGTCAGATAGTCCATCTGCTCAAAGAACCGGTCTGTATTCTGGTTGTGCCCGAAGTCGTTGTAATTGGCCGAATACTCATAATGATTGCCAAATGGTATCGACGTATGGATCAGATCCACGCTGTTATCTTCCATGGCGCGTGTCTCTTCCACACAATCTCCATACACCGCCGTATAATGTGCTCCCTGCACTGTCCTTTCTTTTCTTGTACCTTCCACTCCCATCTTCCTTTCCAGCCTCTCTGCCTTATTTGCTGCATTTAGTCCATATTTCTTCACAATGGCAATCATCTTATCCACCATGTGATTATGATTTTTCCATTTCTCCATCAGCGCATCCTTGATGGCTTTCTCGTTCTCCATGTAAATAACGTCGATCACTACAGTATCCTGTTGCAGGAAACGATAGCACCGATGCACTGCCTGGATAAAATCATTAAATTCATAATCGATCCCCAGAAAAATCTCCCGGTGGCAATGCCTCTGAAAATTACATCCAGATCCGGACAGAGACTTCTTGGTTGCAAACAGTCGCATCTTGCCCTCGAAGAAATCGATCACCCGCTTTTCTCTCAGGTCATAGTCCATTGATCCGTAGATATCTACCACTTCCGTCAGGGCTTTCTTGATCGCATGCCGCTCTGCTTCCAGATCATGCCACAACAGGAAATTGTCCTCCGGCGATGCATCCACGATCTCTTTCATCTTCTCCACACGCTTATCAATACTCTCGCGCTTTACCTGTGCCGCCTCTTTCAGCCCCTCCGCTGCTTCTTGAAAAAGTTGCATCTGACCATCTTTTTCCATAGCATCGCCGTAGTGGATTGGAATCTCATGCCAGCGTACTTCCAAGGGTGGCAAATCATATCCCTCATCTGAATATTCTGGGTTCAGATCTGACGGCTTTGTAATAAATAATGCCCATGATGAGATCCATAGCCAAAACTCATCTTCCATGTTTGGATATAATGTCAGATGGTTTGCCTTTGTACTGTCTCTTTGGAAGAACCGGGTCAATGCCTGTCCGGTGTCCATAACTTCCAGATATCCGGCATAATGGATCAGTTCCTTGTACTTGTTCGGGCTTGGTGTAGCCGTTGCCACCAACTTATACGGCACATTCTTGAACTTATCCAGAAATGTCTGGTAGGTCTTACTTCCAAAGGACCGCAATACGCTGGCTTCATCCAGTGACGTTGCCACAAAGTATGACGGATCTATATCACCGTCTCGCACACGCTCATAATTTGTCAGCACGATCTGGCTATCACATGCCTTGACCTCATCCATTTTCCTGCAATATGTCGGTCGCTCATACCCAAGGATCTCTACTGCATCCCTGGTAAATTCCTGCTTTACTCCCAGCGGTAACACGATCAAGGCTCGTCCCTTTTCATGCTCCGCTGCCAGATGGCAAAACTCTAATTCCTGCACCGTCTTTCCCAGTCCAAAAGACTCAAACAATGCTCTCCTGCCACCTTTAAGTGCCCAAGCCACGGCATCCCTCTGATGCGGCTTTAGCACCTGATTGATCTTCTCCGGCGCAACAACAAATCCACTATCCTGCGCCAGTTCTATCTTGGTCTCTAAAAATTCTTGATATGTCATACACTCCTACTTTCACTCCTCAACAACGCCTGTTCCAAATCGTCATAGTAAGCATCGTCGTGATCCCGCTCCTTAAAGTTGCGGAAACGGTTCCTGGAACCACTAACAGGCTTGTCTCTTTCTCTCAGCGCCCTACGATGCCATCCCCTGATCAATCCCTGCCAGTCGCGGATTGGTTCATCACCTTTCATCCAATCCGGTGCATACGTTCTGTAGAATTCATCAGGATCAACAGACAAATGATTTTCTGTCACATAATCCTTGACATCTGCAAAAGTTGGTGGTATCACGCGCGCGCCCGCGCCTTGCGCTAATATATATATATTCTTTCCCTTCTTTCCCTTCTTGTGTTGTGTGCATTCAACTGTACATCCATCTGTGCATTTAACTGTACATTCATCTGTACCGCTAGTCGTTCTAATGCTTTCGCCTGTATCTTGATAAACGTTGTAATTTAGCACCTTTACGATGGTTTTTTTACTGTGCAAAATGTGTACAATCATCTGTGCATCTTGAAGTAAATCTAAGTATCTTTTTACCGTGCGCCTGTCTACATTCCAACGTTCTGCCAATTTAGATTGACTTGTGATAAATGATCCTCTCTCAATCTTGATCAATTCTTTTCCTACAAGAATTTTTTTATCTTTGTAGGATGCCATCATCAAGATATCAATCCACCATTTTAGGTATCTGGGATCTTCCCATATCCAACTCTCACGGATACCTCGGTTGATCTTTATCCAATTTCCTGTCTCGTTCACTAGATCTCCTTAATCCGTATATGATGCATATAAAGCATCAACTTACGCTTGATGATATATTCCTTGGTTCTAAAACCTTTTGTATCCTCCACGACCACCTCGCCGTCCTGGTAATAGACAAAATCAGCAACATATGTGCATTCTCTTTCCAACAATCTTCCGGGCTTGTTTTTGCCCTTATTTTCGCCTCTGGTGTAGATCTCATCACACCACTCACGTTGCGCTGGAATAAGCACATATTTGACTTGTCTGCGTAGCCCTGAGATTGCTCCTACCTTTTGCAGCATGAAAAGTTCTTCATACCTTTTTGCTTCCTTCTTTGAATCAAACACCATACCATCAACCGTGATTTTCTTGTTATTGTATTTTCTATATCTCATACGCTCTCCTAGTTGAACGGCAATTCATCTTCAATATCATCTGGGATGCTCATGAAGCCACCTTCGTCCGGTACATTTCCAACTGGCGGCTCCTGCGGATGATTCTGTGATGCCTTGCTCTCTGCAAATTCAATCTGCGAAGTTACAATCTGTATGGAATAGACCTTTTCGCCATTTTTATTGGTGTAGTCGTTATTTTGCAATTCACCTTCGATCACAATCTTGGTACCCTTGCGCAAATATTTTTCAACAAACTCCGCAGCCTTTCCAAATGAAACAACATTGAAAAAATCTGCCTGAGGCTGTCCTTCCTGCTTAAATCTGCGATCAACGGCAATGGTATAGCGGGCTACCGCCTTGTCATTATTTACACCTCCGTATCTGATCTCTGGATCTCGGGTTAACCTACCCATCATAATTATTTTGTTCATAAATACCTCCTACACATAGTTTTTTCCAAACTCTTCCATGAACTTTTCATGTCCATATACCTTTTCAAATTCCTGCTGAGCCATTACCTTTAAACGCTTGTCCAAAGATGGGTTAAAATGTACCCCATTAGGACCGGTATGGCAGTTGTAACAAAGCCATAACTTCAGTCCCCATTTCTCTGATTTCTGCCGATTGGCTGTCCCATAAAATATATGGTGGCAAGCCAGATTATTTGTGGTTCGACACACCCAGCATTCCTTTTTATCCTGTAATATGCTTCTCACTCTTTGCCTCTTTCTTCTTAAAATGCTCCATCATCCGCTCCAACTCTTCCGGTGGTAAAGTCTCAATACCAAGTGCCTTGGCTTCTTCAACAGTTCCGTCAATCAACACGCTCATTTCCTTGGAGTCATAAGAATGGCTACCTCGGTAGACCTTATAGAAAAACACTTCCTTTCCATTCTCCTCAGATGCCTTAACACAGATGGTATGTAATGTCTCCAATTCCTGCATATACTCCACAGGGGCATTCGTCTTGTAGATCATCGGTTGCCCATCTATCATTTCCGGCTGACCATATCTGGTTATCATCATATTTTTACAATGTGCCTTTGAAATAGGAGTTGGCATGGCATCTGCGATCTTACCTATCAGAACATGGAAATAAGCATTGGCATCCAGGCTTCGTTTATTCGTCCATTTCGCCACTTTTATTTTCAACTTATCCAATTCCTTAAGTTGGTCAAATTGGCTCTCTACAACCGCCTCCTCGTTTACCTCAAGGGTCAACAGGAACTTTCCTGTGACCCAATCCTTAGACAGTGAGACAACCTTTCCAGATACTTCCATTAGTTAGCCTCTTTCTTTTTCTTGTACCATGTCTCTACCTGATGAATGATTTTAGTAACCAACTCATTCGATACTTCGCCAGTATTATTAAAGTGATACATCTCCTTCAGTTTGTTCCAAATATCAGTTTCCTTCGCATTCTCACACATTTCTGCATAGGCAGATACAAATTCGTTCAGTTTATGTAACTGTTCCGCTGTTGCTGGCACAAATGCTGGAGTAACAGGTTCCGGTGTCTCTGCATCAGGATCTTGCATCTCCTCGGTTGGAATGCAAAACACCTGAAAGCATGCGTACTTAAATGCTATTGACATTGCCTTATTCGTTGCTTTATCCCCGGAATCCATTCCCTCCCCTATAGTAACCGCCGAAACACTTGATCCATCCTCTGCATAAAATGTAAAACGCACTTTGCAAATGGAATAAATCAGCACTGCTCCTTTTTGAGTTGTTCTCTCCTGACGCTGCTGTTCCAATACCTCTGGAACAACAAAAACATGGTTTTTTGTCAGTGCGGGATTGATTGCGTTCATAACCGCATCTATGCCCCGGTACATGAACCCCTGCTGCTTATTACGATCATTCTTTCCGACCGCTCCAATATCTTCCATACACCTAGATATTGCCTCATAAATATTCATCTTCTTTGCGGTATCTGCCATTACTGCACCCTCCTAAATTCGATACCATACTCGCGCATAGTAGATTCCAATTTAACAATCTGAAAAGCATCTGCTGTTACATCATACCTTGCATTAAAAAGTGTCTCTTCCGGCTCAACAAATTTTGAAGATCCTTCCACCTTGACTACCGGCATCGGTTCTTCAACCGCTTCCCTATGTTCTTCTATCTCTGCCTTACGCTTAGCATCTTCTTCCTGCCGGCGCAGAATTTCTTCTTTTTGTTTCTGGTACTGGTTCATAATAGAAATGGCATCCGCTAATTCCAATGATCTTGCATATGCAGCAATACCTTTATCTTCAAATTCAGACTCCATGCTCTGAATCATTGCCAGATCCTTTTCTGTATGTTCCACACGCTCCATAATCTCCTCACTAATCGCTTTCATGGAGGTTGTAGCATTCTCCCACTTACTGTTGTATATGCGGTTCAACGACAAATACTCTTTGACTTCTTCATGCTCCTGCATAATGCCGTCGTAAATCTCTGTAATATGAGCCTTGCGCTCCTCAATGCGCTTCTGTTCAAATGCCTTGATCTGACCATCAATATAATTGATAGGTTCATCAATAAGGCTCATCAGTTCCTTTGCCTGCGCCTCAAACTCCTCATAAGGAGCCATATAGCGATTTTTAACCTCAATTTTTCTTGCGTTGACCTCCTTCTTTAACTTGCGAAGATCTGCTACCGTTGCCTTTGCTTCTTTCTTGGTTTCCTCCGTAAAGACCATATGCTTATACTCTTCCAATCCAGCCGCAATATGCTTCTTAATACCATCAATATTTGTTACAATACTTCCATTTTCTGTTGACACTAATAACTCAATTTCCTGCATTTCAATTCCTCCAATTTCATTGTCATTTGCCCGAACTGGTCGCTCTCTACCAGTTCAGCCAACCTATCCTTTTTCCTCTGTTTCTGGTCCCGACAATCGCATCTTTCGCCGGGATCAAGATTGCACCCACAATAAGGGCATTCCCTAAAAAACATAATCGCCTCCTACCGTACATAGCCATCCTTGGTCATCCGATGTCTCATTTCATTGACTATCTCTTGGATGGATGCTTTGCCCTCCTTGTCGATATATGTGCTCATCGTCTCCATCTGTACGTCCTTCTTATACTCGCCGTTACAAATTGTCGTAAAAACACTCGCAGCGCCGTCTGTACAGCAGCATATGTTAATGGATATATCTCCCTGCTCACTTGCATCCATAGCAAGGTCTAAGATCCTGTGTAATTTGTATCTTGCACTTTCTTTCATGATGCCGTCCTTTCCAGATAATCTTCTCTAATGTCTTTCCAAATGTCTTCCTCACACTCCCAGCAAAACCACTGGCCGTTGTAATAGACCGCTTTATCTTCCCATATGACACCACCACACCTGTCACAGTGGCACATGGCTTCTTCCTTGCGCTCATTCTCTAAGTCATGAACCGCTTGTAATTCCCATGGTTCTTGCATAATTCTTCTTTGTCCTTTATAATTTGATTGATTGATTTTAAAGTTGCACCGCTTCGTCGGTGCTTCTTTTTATGTCTCTGACTCGTCCAGAGTCTCAATATATCTGATAAACTCTATATCTCTTGCCTGCTCAACGTTCATGTCCTCTATCACTTCTACAGCAGTTCCAAATTTGTTTATCATGTCTTGTGGCGCGTTCTTTGTTACATCTACGAACACGATACATCCAAAGAACACCACCGCGCCTAATAGAGCCAACAGAACGTCTTTCATTTTTCCACCCCTTTCTTTAGTCGGTACTCGGTAAAAGTAGTCTTTTTGCCATACCGATTTCTTTCTTCTCTGGTTATTTTTTCAAATTCGTAACCCTCTTCTTTTAGGTCGTGTATACGACTTGCCAACCGATACACACCCAACTCTTCCATGGCTTCTTTTGTTGTGATGCCAACATGATCTTTGAGGTAATCAATGATTTGTTCACACTGCGTCATCGTCTACCTCCTCATCTTCGGGGACGACCATGTCAAGTGCTTCCCGAAGATTAAACTTCGGAACATACTTCCGTGCGTTTTTATCCTTGAGCAGCTTTCGATACTTTATGTAATCAGCAACGACTCCTACGTTTATCTCGTTGTCGATAATCGCGTATGAATTGTATCTTCCCAACTCCATCTGTTCTCGTATGCCTGCTTCAATTCGGTACACCGTCTGCCTGCTCATACCAAACGTTCGGCACAATGACGATTTGTTTTGGTATATGGTAATATCGTTTTTCATGCTCTCTCCTTTCTCCTAGATTTTCATCTACTATCTGTGCTATACTGCCTGCGTAACCTTAAGTTCAATTTCTTCAAGGAGGTTCCTTACAATGTTTTCTTTTTCCCCTTTGACCACAACCAACATTATCGAAATCCTAGGCATAATCTTTTCTTCCATCGCAAGCCTTATTGCCATCATTATTTCTGTTAAAACCCTGAAACAAAATTCCAAGATGATTGAGGAATCTACGCGTCCTTATCTTGTCATCTACCAAGCCCTAACTAATTTTCAAATGCCCACATACTACTTGATTCTGAAAAATTATGGGCAATCTGGTGCTACCATCTGTTCCATTGACTGTTCACCTAATCTGGTCGACTACTCTTTATGTAATAGTCATGTTCCTTTTTCAAACTTTAGAAATGAAACCATTGCTCCAGATCAGTCGTTTGTGTGTTCCCTTGATAGAAAAAAGGTATTTACTCAACCTGTTACTTTCCACTTCACGATTACATACACTGCTAACGGTCATTTGTATTCTGATTCGTTTTCCATCAATCCAGACGTAACTGCCAATATGGTTCAAACCAGAGCATCAACCCCAGGGGAAGAACTCAAAATCATGTCATTTGCACTCCAAGATTTAGTGGAAAAACATTTATAAAATTGGTGTCTTCCTCAATCTGTCTTTCACCTCATCCAAAATATATTCAACTGTTTCTAATGTCTGGGCTTCCTGTGGAAGTTCCTGCTTTAGAACATCTATGATTTTTTCTCTGATTTCCCTAGTTTTAGAAATTTCCAACACTACTTCATTGCATATATCTGGATCATATGTGTCATACACTACTTGCATTGTGTTTTCTCCTTCCTCCTAGATTTTAGCATCCCTGGTATCTTTTTAAGTTACTCGTTGGCAAAAAAAATAGATACTGGGTCTTCAATATGCAACTCGTTAATCATAATCTGAATCTCATCGCTACCAAACACTCCATTTTTCATTTTTTCATAGAATGTTTTCGGTGTGATTCCTATTTTAATTGCCACATCTGATTGCGAAAGTCCATTTTTCGCAATGATGCCTCTTAATTCATCTGTCTTTATCACAATATCTCTCCTTTCTGTAACTTGTGAGGTTACTATAAATATATCACATTTTTGTAACTTGTCAAGATATTTTCGATTGATTTTATAACTTTTTTGTGCTATCATAAAGTTACTTCATTAGAAAGGAGTTTTCGTTATGACTATTGGTGAGCGAATAAAAGAAGTCCGAACAAGACTTGGAATAAGTCAAGTTTCCTTTGCCGACAAAATAGGCGTTTCAAAACAAACTCTATACAAATATGAAAATAACATAATAACCAATATACCATCAGACAAAATAGAAGCAATAGCAAAGGTGAGTGGATATTCTCCTTCTTATTTGATGGGATGGGAAGAACCAGAAGACGAAAATCAAACCGGCTATTATCTTAACCAAGATACAGCACAATATGCAGATTTTCTCCTGCATCACCCTGAATACCAAGTACTATTTGATGCATCACGGAAAGTTAAACCTGAGGATATAGAAAAGGCTCTCACTGCCCTCGGATTATTTAGTGAATGACATTAATGGTACATCCTATTTGCTATTATCCAAATGGAGGTATTGATATGGATAATATTAGGACTATAATGGCTGACTTGCCTAATACCATTGGCGGTTACACCATAAGGCAGGATGATTTTTACACAATAATTCTTAATCAGAATTTATCACACGAAAAAAATGTAATCACATATGCACACGAATTATCTCATATCGTGAACAATGATTTCGATTCCAGTTGTTCCGCTGGGTTAATAGAGATATTCGCACATAAATAACATTTTTATGTTATGTTATCTATTTGAGCACTGTAGCTACAGACTCAAATTGATATAATAAAATACATACAAGGAGGCTTTGTTATGAAATGTCCAAAATGTGGAAGTGAAAACGTAACCATTGAGCTTGTCCAAGCTCAAAGCAAAACAAAAAAACATGGCAATGGGTTAGGTGGTCATGTGAATAATGCTGCAAGAGGCTTGACCGCCATGTGCACCTTAGGAATGTCCAATCTCGTATGGAAAAAATCCAAAGGCAATGAAAAAACAACATTCACAAACGAAAAAGTTTGTTTATGTCAAAATTGCGGAAATTCTTGGGGCATTAAATAAAAAATCCCCGGTGCTATTAGCACCGGGGAACTACTACTGCTACATATGATACCTTGACAACTTAATACATTTACCTGGGAAGTCGAGGGACGGTTGCATCTACTCCGAGCCTGTGAAGGGGGATGATGCCAATGGTCACATACTCTGATTTATTCACTTTTGTGATAATGATATGTACTATTGTTTCGCTAGTTATTTCTTTGCTACATAAAAAATAACCGCCCTGCTCCTGACAAGAACTGGCGGTTATTTTATCAATAGTTTTTCGCCGGAGTAGATAGTGGCGGCTATCTATCGGCTTTCCTGCTAAATGTATTATAAACTCACAGTTGCATTTTTGTCAATGTGGCTGTCTCGAACTGCACAATAAAAAAAACGCTGTATTACCGAACTGGTGTTTGATTATTGGAGGTACAAATGAGTGTAACATTAACACAAACAGAAGCCGAAGAAATTTTAAAGATGTTAAAATATTCTCTGACTGATGAAATTACTTTTCCAGAAAAGGGAAACGCAACAGAATTTGACGTTAGGGGAACTACCGCCAAAGATCTATTTTCAATTAGAATATATCGTGGTAAAATTAACCGTAATAAATACGAAATTGGAGCAAGAATAAGAAAAAACGGAACTATGTTATTAGAATTACATATAAATCCAGGAAAACCACATCAAAATCCTGATGGTTCAAAATTAGTCGGCTCGCATTGGCATATTTATACAGAAGAATATGGTCGGCATTTGGCTTTTCCAGCCGAAGACATTCAATCTGAAAAATTTATAGATAATACACTGCTCTTTCTAAATAGATTTAATGTAATTGAAAAACCACGAATAAATTGCCAACTTGAATTACTATAATAAAGTGAAAGGAGTGCATAATAATGGATATAGAGAAGTATATTGATGATTATACAAATTGGCTAAAAAGTGAAATTACCTTCACAAAAATCGGTGAATATTATGAAATTAATACTCCTTTTTTAGATTGTAAAAACGATTACCTTCAATTTTATGTAAAACAAGATGGAAACAATCTGTTCTTTACTGATGACGGTTACACCATAAACGATTTAGAGGCAACCGGCTTTAAAATGACACCTAATAGAAAAAAACAATTATCCTCTATTCTTAATCAATATGGTGTTCATTTAGATCATAACGATTTAATTCTCTCTGCACCAGCAACAGAATTTGCAAAAAGGAAACATGCATTTATACAATGTATGCTAAAAGTCAATGACTTATATATGTCATCACGTTCAAAGGTTACCTCATATTTTCTAGATGATATACAAGATTTTTTTACAGAAAAAGAGATTTACTGTTTCAATAATATGCAATTTGTTGGGAAATCTGGCTATGCACATAATTATGATTTTGCCATACAGCGAACTCGCAATATGCCAGAGCGATTATGTCTTGCCATAAATAATCCCTCTCGTACTACCCTCAGTAGTACAATCTTTGCTTGGGATGATACTAAACCAGATAGACCTAAAGACTCCAAACTTATCGTTTTTTTGAATGATTCCAATAAATTAGGAAAAAATGTTGAGGATGCATTTCATAATTACGAAATCGATACTATTCGCTGGAGTGAGCGTAATCAACCGGCAAATATTCACCTATTAACTGCATAAAAAACCGCCCCAGTGCTACCAACACCAGAGCGGTCAAGCCTTTGTATGATACAAATGCCCTTCAAACAAGCATATTGTATCATTCTTAGGCAGCCATACGCAAGCGGAACAATTGTTCTTTGCAGGCTGTTATTTTTGTACACTTTTTTAAGGAGGATGATACTATGTGGACTGAAAAAATGAAGAATGGAAAAGTAAGGTTTGTAGAACGTTACATAGAGCCTCTGACAGGGCAAACGAAGAAAGTTTCGGTAGTATTCGATAAAAATACCACTGCAACACGAAAACAGGCTACAGAGGTCTTACAGGCACGTATCAATGATGCACTGTCCTCTACGTGTCTGTATGTAAAGCAAGACAACCTTACCTTAGAGGAGTTGGTTGACCTGTATCGGTCATACCAACAAAATGCGGTGACTGCATCAACATACCGGCGCAATTACTACGCAACCGAAACCATGTTAAAACTTCTCGGTGCAGACACACTTGCGAAAAACCTTTCTGCAGGTTATGTGAAGTCAAGAATAATTAAGAAAGATGACGCACCATACACTGTAAATGAACGTATTCGACGATTCAAAGCAATGATCCGATGGGGTTATGAGAATGATTTTATTTCAGATATCAAATACCTGGACAAAATCAAACCTCTACCAGATAAAGAGGCACGCGAAAAATTGGAGCATAAATTTTTAGAGAAATCTGATTTAAAATGTTTGCTCGATGCAATGAAGGTAAAACACTGGTACTATCTAACCTCGCTAATGGCTCTCTCTGGCCTACGCGTTGGTGAAGCATTAGCATTGACTATGAATGATATTGATTTCAAAGAAAAGGTCATTCACGTATCTAAAACATACGATACCGTGAACCACAAGGTAACTTCGCCTAAAACTGTCACTTCTAATCGTGATGTGTTCATGCAGCCGGAACTCGAAAAGTTATTGCATGAAATACGAAAAGAAACCAATAAAAGAAAAATGCTCTATGGATTTCGTAGTAATCTTCTATTCTGTGACAGGAACGGAGATTACCTGCGCTACTATTCATTCAATAAATATTTAAAAGAAACATCTATTGCTACACTTGGGAGACCTATTACGACGCACGTATTGCGCCATACACACGTTTCACTGCTTGCAGAGGCTGGTGTTCCACTAGAGACAATTACAAGGCGCGTAGGGCACGAAGACAGCGATATAACAAAGAGGGTTTATCTACACGTGACCGAAAGAATGAAAGAACGCGACAATGAAATTGTATCAAGAGTATCACTAATTTAA